TTTTTATCAGCAAATGGGCCATTTACATGATTATAATGTAGAAATACTTGACCGCAAATGTTCCCGTCAAAAGGCTCTCGCCAATGTTCAAGTTCACATCCACTATATACTAGCATATCTCCCACTTCAAGCAAGACTTTCGTGCCTGTTGGAGCGTTTGGTTTATGTATATTTTTATATTCATCTATAACATTATCAGCACCTGTGCCATCTATAAATATAGGCCAAGGGTCCCCTCCTAAATTAACTGTTGTAGAGATTTCACAACTAGGTCTATCTTTATGTCTTCTAAGTTCATCACCTTTTTTATATGCTCTTGCATAGGAATAAGTAGGACATAGGTCTAAGCCGGTGTGTTGTTTCATAACTGGTAACATTTTAACCATAAGTGTTTCCATAACAAAATCAGCGTAACATGAATAAGTATTAGGTATTTGTTGATCGGTCCATGTTCCAAGAATAGGGGACTGTGAGTGTATGTTGTGTTGATACATATAACTTACTGCATCTCTTTTAAGTAAAAAGTAGTTTAATATAAAGTTAGCTAGATCATAAGATATAGCATTCTTTATTACTTGATATTTCTTATCTCTAAACATTAAAAATTTCCTGTTCACTTTCATTACACAATAATTCTAAATTTAAACTAATTCTTTTATCATCTTTTGACGGCTTTGGTTTGTGATTTAAAGAAGCTGGAAAAATTAACATGTCTCCATTATCAGGTTTTAAATATATTTGTTTATTATCTTGTTTAAAATTTATGCCTTCACNTTTAATTTGTAAATATATAACAGAATTTATAGTAGCAGATTTTTTATGATTATGCCAACCAGTGTCGTTGTACGTATTATCAGTTATATAACACCATATTTTAAAATTTTTATCTTTTATAGTAAAAGGTTTTAATATTTTTTTAGCACAATCAATAAATATTTTATAAAGAGTATTCATATATTTTGTTTGTACTTTAAAATTACACCCTCCGTCTTCTTTTTTTCTTTGATCTATACATTCTTTAATTAAATTTTCTTTAAAATTTTTAATGTCTTCTTTTATTGAAAAACAATGAATCATACAAACATACCTTTNTGTAAAAAATTAAACGATACTGATATTCTTATATCATTAGATTCGTTAGGATCAACACAGTGCATTAACCAAGATGGGAACATAATACATCTCCCAGAAATAGGTTCGTAATGTGTTTCTCTAAATAATCTTGCAGGCTTAGGACCTTCTTTTTGATTAGGCCTACACATTGCAGCTGATGATCTTGGATCATCTATTTTTAAATGTCCTGAATTTTTAGGAGCTTTTATATAATACACACCAGACCACAAAGAATTAGGATGTTGGTGTGCCCGATTCATTCCACCTGGTGGATTTATATTAGCCCACATATTACCTAACACTGGTTCACTTTCATAATGCTCTTGTTCGTATATTGTTTTTTGACAAGCATACAGCATATTAACTAGTTTTTTAAATTGAGGCAACTCCGCCATATTAGTAGTTGAGTGCCAGCCTTGAACATTAGTTCTAACTATTCCTTTATCTTGTTTTGACCAGGCTACAATATCTCTTTCAAGTTCTTGATTAAGAGTTGGATGTTTTATATCTGCAATATAAATAGGTGTTGGAAAATGTAGATCTCTGTGCATTATTTAAATGGTGTCCCTCCAAACCACATAACTAAAGATTTTCTGTTGCCACGTATTACAGGTTTAACTCTATGTCTTATAAACGATGCAAAGAATACTGCGTGTCCTTGTTTTATTTTTGCAACCTTACTTTCAGCCATTAATTCTAAATCTCCACCTTCAAACTCTGACTCAGGAGACAATAAACAAGTCATTGATATTTTTCTTACAGGTGGTTCGTGTGCACAGTTAACATCATTATCTACATGCCAGTCATAAAATCCTCCTTCAGGATATTCTGTATATTGTGCCATTTCTGTAATAGTCATTCCATCAAAACCAAAGTGATTACCATTAGTTGCTTTCATAACCTGTTCTATTTTTTTATACATAGGTTGTATTTTTTTAAAAGGTATCCAGCTTATATGTGAAGTTCTAGTTTTAGTATCTATTACACCACCTTTGATTCCTTGATTACTTCCAACAGATGCATCTTGTCTAGGTTCAGCACGTCCAGCTGCAATAATCATTTTACATTGTTCAGATGTAAAGATTGGTTGTCTAGTTTCAACTATGTAAGATTTCCATCGTGGTTCTGTTATCATACTAATATCCGTATTCTACCCATCCCGTTATTATATATTTATCATTTGATAGAGGAGGGTTGCCTCTATGAACGTGTGTAAATTGTGCAGGCCAAACTAACATCACATTTTTTTCAGGTTTAAATCTACACTTTTGATATAAAAATTCTGTCTCACCACCTTCTGTTACATCATTAAGATATATCATAAACGCTAAAATTCTATTTCTAGCTTTCATTTGAGCATTTTCACAATGCCAAGTATGATAACCTTCACCTATTTTAGTTTTTTGTATTTTAACTTCAAATATATTGTGTGTTGATAATTGTTTTAAATAAGAATATTTTTGAACATACAGTGGATATACTTCTTTAAAAAACATATCTATAAAAGGTTTGTTATTATAAGTTATTGGAACATTAATATTTTNANTAGTATCTATTGCATTATCAGATACTAACATCTCTTCTACCGGTCTTGGATATACTGCACCTTGTTGTTCACATTTATTAAAATAATTTGTATAATCATTTATCAATTGATCTGGCATAAAATTTTTAAATAATCCTATGTGATTATCTATATAATATTGTTTATCCATTATATTGCACCTCTATTTTTTATTGGATCAAACTGCACATCACAGTTTGCAGCAAGTGTCCGTCTAGTCTCATTAGTTCCATTAAAAGGATAAACACAGTGTCTCATGTCATATGGAAACACATAAAAATCTCTAAGATCCATAGGTGGTTGGTAATCTATCTTAGCAAACTGACCATTTGCTGCTCCTAATATCTGTAGTCTACCGTTTTGTTGTATATGTTCTGCTGAATATTCTTTACCATAAGTTGATGGTAATTTTAAAATCATCACACTTGATAGCCCTGTAAATAACATACCTCTATGAACATGAGCAGGATTATATTCATGTTGTTTCATCTCGTTAACCCAAATAGAATTTAAATGAGTTTCATAATCTTTAATTTTATTAAATGCTAAATAATGTTTAAACATAGTCATAAAATAATCTGTAACATTTCTAGGCAACATATTATGATTTTTCACCTTTGTTTGATCAGCCCCATGATAAAACAATGAATGTTCATTCTCTATCTTACCAACTAGTTGACCATTTGCAGGTGCAAGATTATGATAGTTTGTTTCGTATACATAGTTAATACTATTAAATATATCTAAAGGCACTTGATATTTTAAAATAGATTGACCTAAGAATACAAAATCAAATTTTAATGTGTCCATATCTTTCTCTAATACTTTTTGGTATTTTTTCTATGTAAGGGTTATACACTTTTCTAACAGGTCCATCAAATAGTTTATGCATATTATCACCAACTATTTTATCCTCATAGGATAAACCATTTATTTTTATTTGATTTAAATTATCAAATCGATGATTAAAATAAGGCTCACCTAAAAACTTATATATCTTTCTAAATTCTTGTTCAGGATTTATAACAATGTCATCATATTTTACATGGTGGCATATGTCAGGATAATTATACGAATTTTTAATAGATTTAAGTTCTTTTACAATAGCACCATCGTCTTTCATTAAATTTAACAATTTTTCTTCATCATTTTTTCCTAATTTATTTACAAATGAATTAGGATTTTCTGTATACCATTGCATATAACTTGCAAACACATCCATTAAATCTCTAAGTAAAACAATACATTTAAATTCATATTTAAAATGTTTTTGGATTAATTCAAAATTTCCAGGATTACCACTAAGCATTACAGGTCCACGATCTATAATTATTTTTTGAGGCCAATCTTTATAATATAAATTATATACATTATCTAAAATATTATCTAAAGATTTGTGATCAGGAAAGTTTTGAAACGTATCTATTTTTTTTATTAGATATAAATTTTTTATTATCTCTAATGTTACAGAATTACCTGTGCAAGCTATATCTGGATTTTGATTCATAATACTTGCAAACAAAGTATTTCCAGATCTAGGTAATGCAACTAAAAAAAATAATTTACGATTTTTGTTTTCCATCGTTTGTTATTTGTTCTTTCTCTTTGTAACTACTTTCTAATTCACCAGACTTTTTAATTCTTTGTAAAGATTGTAATTGACCCATCACATTAAAGATTTCAGCCTCACTTGAATTGTCATTTAATGATTTTGCTTTTTCATGATATTGCATTCCATAAGATTCTAGTTGATGCACATTAACATCTTTGTCATTAAATGATCCGTCGTTAAATTCTTTCTTTAATTTAGACCACATCTTAATTTCACGCATTCTATGTCTTGCAACTTTTTCCATAGATGCTTTACCAAATCTAGCTTCATCTAAATCTATTTTGTATTTAGTTGCTTTATATTCATCTTCTTCTTTTTCTATTTTTTTCTCTAGCCAAGTTATCTTTGCTTCATTTCTTCTGTAGTCAAAAGATAAATGCATAAGATTATCTAAATAACTAGATTGTTCTCTTACACACTGCCAATACTTTGAAGCTTTAGTTGGGTATCGATTATCTTGTAACACAGAAAACCTCGCTTCTGTTTCTGTTCGAAACATTTGTTTCTTGGTCCATGTG